AATAGTTAACGTTTGGGAATCTATATTAACTGTATTAGGTGTGGATATACTTATACTTTTAGCTGAACTTAATAATAAATGATCTTCAGATGCATTAAACATTAATCTACCAGAATTTATTACTATTTGTTTCCCAGTATATTGATCAGGAGTTGTTGGTTTTGTGTTATCGGAATAACTAAAATAGTTTGTACTGGAGGCTATTAGGGGAATACTTTGAGTACTAGTTAAATAAATAGATGAATCATCATTATTTATTTCTTCTATAATAGGTACCCATCCTTCTTCACTACGTTGACCTTGACCATTTCTTATAATGGTAATAGGATCTCCAGAAGTTCCTGAAAGAGACCAATCATTTAATGATTTACCTGTTTGTTTATTTTTTATTGTTGAACTAAATCTAATACTATTGCCCCATCTCCCTTCTTGTAATACATCACCTTCAAAAGGTAATAATGGGTGAATATTAGCTCTTTCAATAAAGGTATTTCCTAAATTTATTTCTGTAGATTGGTCTGTTACTCTTCTAACACTACCCACTTGTGTTTGTTGATAATCTTTTTGTTGAGATTCTTGGGGTTTTTGAGGGTTACTTGGAAATCCATTGTGGTGTGGGTGGTTCCATAGTGATATTGTATTTACATAATAAACATTTTGACTTTGTGTAAAACCTCCAATATCTGTATTAGGGGCTAATATTAAATATACAATTTCATTTATTAAAGGTAATTGTTTTTGGTTAGATATAAGAGGTTTTGATGTTGGGTATTTTTGATATTTTATAGGTAAATCAACTTCTTGATATTCTATAGTACCTATACTATTCCATCCACCTAATTCTTCAAATCTAGGGTGATTATCATCTAATATTATACCAGTAACACGAACTGCTCTTAAATTTATTCCTGAATTTCTTATCCCTTGTGCAAAATTACCTATATTATCTACAGTGCCTTCTAAAAGAGCTGATATACCTTTTATAGCCATTATTTTTCAGTATTAGGGTCTATTTGTAAATCTTGCATTGCTTGCAGAAGTTGTTCCTTTTCATCTTCTGAAATAGTATATTCACCTTCAGTAGAAGTAGAATTTACAGCACGCTGAATAATTGTAGCCATTTTGATGAGTTGCTCATCATTTTTAACTCCAATCTCCATATATTCTTTAATAAGGGGAACAACAAGAGTAGCATCACCAATATCTGATATTAATGGTTTTAATTCAGAAATTAATGCTGTTACTTGTCTTTTTTTTTCGTTTTGGTTTGTATAAATCTCTTCAAGAATATCAGAGAATTTTTTCTTACCAAATATAATACTATCTAATTGTGACATAATACATATATTCTAGTTTATCATAAATATTAAGACTTAAAGTCTGTATACCCATTTTCTAGATAAAATATGTAATTGTCTTTAAACTCATCGTATAATCGATTAGCTATTTTGGTGATTTTTGGAGTTTTTACATCTACCATTTCTCTAATATAGATGTAAAGGGCTTTTTTATTAAATATATCTATATCTTCTCTTTTACGGAATAATTCTAAAATAGCATCGGCTATTGTAGCGTCGTTACCTTTAGGAAATAAATTGTAAATATTCTCGGTGCAGTGATCTACATATTCGTCTATAAACATTGATAAACGGTCATTTACTGGTTTATCATCAATAGTATATGAATGGTTATCATCATCCTCTAATATTGAGACTGGGGCTTTGTCTATGCGTTTTTTGTAGTTTTTCTGGTTTGATAATATAAGATATCTTTTAACAATAGTTCCAAAATAAGAATATGCTTTAGCACCTCTAGTTGGATCAAATAAATGAATTTTAGTAAGAAGAAATGTAATTACTTCATGTTGTAAATCTTCTAAATTATCTTCTTCAGTATAATAAAACTTAAATGTGTGAATTATATTTTCTGTTAGTTTGAAAAAAGCATAATGGATTCTTTCTCTATATATGTTACTTCTAACTTCGGAGTCATCAGTATTATTATATAATACAATAGCATCTTCAGTATCTTGAGTAAAATAATTTTTAGACTTTTTTTTTCTTTTTCTAACAGGTTTAGACATTATATATTTTTGATATTAAAACTATTTAGAACGGTTTGGATATTTTTAACTTGTTGAAAGAAAAAACCTATCTCATCATCTGATTCAAACGTTCCTTTAGAATCAATTTCTTTGAGTTTTTTGTCTGTAGTCTCAATATAATCGGATATTTTATTAAGATAAACCATATAACCCGTTAATATATCTTCTTGCTTTTCGTTTTTACGAAGGAGGTTATAAGTCGTATACCCTAAAGTAATAACTAAAACTGATAATATTAATATTGTAATCATTGTTATATTCATTATAAATTATCTAACATATTTTTAAGACCTTGGCTTTTAATAGAACCTAATGCTTTTCCTTTAGCTGTAGATTTTGTTTTTTCCTTAGTATTAGCCGATAATGTATAATTTTTATTTACCCCATCCACGCTATTTTTAAATTTAGGTAACCATTCGATTTCAAATTCAATTCTAGCAGCCATCATATCAGCCTGATGTAAAATGAATGGTAATGAAGTACGTGGTTTTTGTTCTGGCATAAATGTTTTAAGATATTTAACATTAGCATCATCATATAAACCATCATGTGTCTGGATTGCTATCATTTCATTAAATGAATATGTAATACCGTGTTCTTGAAGTAAGAATAATCCACGATCGGGGACGGAAGCGAATGCTAATTGTTTATTAAACATATATTCTTCACCTAATTTTTCACGTCTCCATTTATCAGTCTGGGATATGTAAGCATCATGTTCGGAATCACCCATTTTACCTAAATCATGATTAATAGCGGAAAATACTAATTCTTCAGTTGTAAATGTAGTCATATCACAACCAAATCCTTCCCAAACAGCAGACATTGATAAAGCAGCTTTAACTACTCTATTAACATGATCTACATAACCTCCAGGAAAGGCAGAGTGATATTCCTTTTTATGAGATGCAGGCATCAACATAATACGTTCTTGATATTTATTATAAAAATCAAGTAATTTCTGTTTACGATCCCCCGTAATATAAGTTTCAATGTTGGTAGTAAATTCTACCCAATTCATTTGGATTTGTTCTGCTGTTAGATTCATAACTTTTATTTTTTATTTTAATTTTCTCCTGCTGTTCTAGGTTCACGTTGGATATAATCCTTTACATCTTGAATTATATCTTTAGATGTTTCAATTTCCAATTTAAATTCTTGAACAGAACTTTCTCTAGATAACATTGATTCCATTCGAGCAATTCGCCCTTCAATCAATTCTAATTTGTGTGTAATAATTTCTCTATGTTGCATAATTTATATAATTTAGGACATCTCGGGGGCGTCATTACCCCCTCGTTTCATCCATTTTCTTTCTTTTCTTTCTCTTCTCTCTCTCATTCCCCTTATTCCCTTTTCCTGTACCCTAAAGATACGGGAGAGAAATATGGAAACCAAGTTTAAATTTAAGATTTATAAAATAAAGTCAAGAATAGACTTTAAGTGAGAACATTTTTCATATTCTTCTGTTTCTTCCCAATATGATATTGAAAATTTTAAGTATGTTTCTAGATATTCGTCCATATAATGTACTAAAGATTCTTGACAAGTCCTATCTGAAATATCTATTTTAGAAATATAGAACCAAGCCCTACTATATACTACAAATTCACCCGCAATTTCTACATCATATAAATCTAATTCTTCATTCTCTAATCTAGTAAAAAAATCCATTACTTTAGTATTAAATACTTTATGATTATGGATTAATTTTTTAAACATACCAACCCAGAACATTGGATGATCCTTATAATTAAGGAGTACATCTATTGCCTCTGCCTTATCCTTCAAAGATTCAGGTTCCTCATTATTAAATAATCCAAATATTTTATCTGCATCCATATACATAAATATGTGTTTTTCCGCTTTTTACGCGTTTATTATGCGATATATTATGTCATTCATGGGAATATGCGCCTATTATATATAAATGTGTATAAACAAAAAAGGGGCAAATGCCCCTTTAATGTAAGTAAGTTGTTTCGGTTATACTTTATTTAATAAGATTTGATGTAAGTTTGTTTAAAACGCTCTAGTTCCATCATCACCCGAGCATCTAGTTTATCGATTCGCGAATCGACTTTACGATCTACTTCTTGAACATAACGTTCAATATCTTGATCATTTTGTCTGAAGGTTGCAATAACCCCTTCAATTGAGTGTTCAATGTCACGGATATAATTTTCATATTCCATAACTTTTTTATTTGACTTTAGTACTACATAAACCAACACAATATTGCTGACTAACATAATACCTAAACCGAAAGCTAAAATAATTTGTTCCATAATTTTTAATTTATTTAATGTGAAACAACTTACTTATTATACTAATTCATCTCCCTTTTTCCAATAAGCTCTATCTTTAAGCTTATTACCTACTGGGATGGTGTCATAAAAATAAAAAGCTAAACTCCTTCTACTTTCCCCTTCAGGACAATTTAATGGTTTAGGATGACCATGAGGTGCATCCTCAATATTAAATATAACAGCTCTATTAAACTTAGGAGTAATAGTTTGTGATACACTAGATAGGTCAGTTTCCCATAATTCTAAATCTCCATCCCATTCTTCTTCCCATTCTTCATTAAGATAAATAAGTAAATTTATTTTTCTATACAACTCAGGGTTTTCAATAGGACCTAAAAAATTAAAATCATGATGTACATTTAATGATCCACCTTTAGGAGTAATATGTACTCCCCCACCTTGTAATGTCCAATCTCCTACTAACTCTTCCATCCCCGTTAATTCCCGAAGAAAATCCAGAAATTGAGGATTATTTACATATTGAGTAACTATATTAGATATAGGTAACATATTATTTAAATTAGTAATAGATCTTTTTGATACTTGATCATCATGGTGGTCTTTTGGATCAAATCTCCATTCTTCATCTTTCATATTTTCTGAAATGTATTTTAACTCGTAAGCAACATTCATTGCTGTAGTTTCATCTAAGAAATTATCAAATACAAGATGAGGAAAAGGTGATTGTTCATTATAAGCTTCTTTAAGACTTGAAGCGCCTAAAACTAAATTTGGATTAATCATAAACTATTTTGGTATAAATATAGCAAATAATTTGGGGATAGCCAAGCTACCCCCAACAGTCTCAACTAGTGATCACTTGACTGCGAATTGTGGACCTTGGAGGATTCGAACCTACGACCTACGCATTATGAGTGCGGTGCTCTAACCAACTGAGCTAAAAGTCCTATGCGGAAGATGTAGGATTCGAACCTACGGTACCTTGCGGTACGCTGGTTTTCAAGACCAGTGCATTCGACCACTCTGCCAATCTTCCAATACCTGTGAACCCAATAGGAGTCGAACCTATAACCGTCGCCTTAGAAGGGCGATGCTCTATCCAATTGAGCTATGAGTCCATAAAAAAGAGAGGTTTCGGGTCTTTCGGGGTTTCTGGTTAAGTGCAATGAGTGACGCCTTCCTACTACAAACCCTTTTTCGGAAACTAATACACTCTACTTCTTAACTACAGCTTCACTACCTCTCTTTAGTACTACTGGCGAGAATCGAACTCGCACGAACATTACTGTTCAAGGGATTTTAAGTCCCTCGTGTCTACCTATTCCACCACAGTAGCAAATTAAGGGGGCTTCACTCCTTATAGCGCGCTTGCAGCATCAGAGTCCCTACCTAAGCAATCCGTCGATTGTATTCTTAGGTTTTTACGTTTTGCTCCCCCTATTTACTTAGAGTTAATCTATTTTTGAAAGTTGTTTTTCAATAGCTTCAATATCAATTTGAAGTTGAGCATATTCATCTACAATACTTTTAGCATTTGGGTTATTAGGATGATAAACCCAGGCTTTTTGTTGTAATCCAACTAAAAATGCTAACTCATTAATTAATTCAAATTTTAATTCTTTATTCATAACTTTTTATTTTAATATACGTAATAATTTTTAAACATCCCACTCGTAAGCAGCTAACTGTAAACAAGTTAAAGGAGAAGCATGTGGATGTAATTGCATGGTTGTAAGCGCCTCTGCTATAACCTCACAATTAAGTCCTGAATCTTCTATTTGTTGGACTAATTTACAAAATTCTGGGGTGAGTGTATTTTTATAATCCATATTAGTTAATTGAAAATGTGTATTTACCGTGATTTATAGTGTATAATTCGGCATCATAATCCTCAAGCATATCCTCTAGCGCTTGGTTATAACCACGCATGTATACAAGCTCACTCTCGGAATATTCTCGTGAAGGCATCAACATCTCTAGTCGATTATCTTCAATAGTTGCTAATAATGTTTCTTTAAATGTCATTATTCTTTTAAACTATGGATTAATGATTTAAGAGTACCTTGTAAAAACCCAACAATTTGAGCTCGTGGGAGTTCTTCATTCCACATTTTTTCTGATTCATCTAAATTCTTTTGAAGATAATTGATGATAAATAATTTTTCTTTTTTATTCATAACTCTTATTTTTTAATTAATAAACCTGGTGTAACTGAATACTCACCACCAATTCTACCATCACCAACATTAATAGCTCTAACTTTAATGTTTCTACTATTAATTTTAATAACTTCAAATTCTTGGGTAGGATTAACTTTTTTGTGGTTAATACCAACAATATCACCAATTGTGAAATCTGCTCTAGTAGCACGAACGATTTTTTCACCTTTTTCGGCTTTCATTTTCGCACTTAAACCATTAACATCAAAACGAATAGTACCTAAACTAATGTTTACACCATACTGCTCTTCTAATTGAGCTACTGCTTTTTGAAAATCTCCTCTAAATGTTTGAACTTCTTGCTTTGTCATAACCTTTATTCTTAATAATTAACTCGGCTTCGTGCCTCATTTACCCTGTAAATATACGAACAAATCCTCGGGGAACCAAGTCTTTGAGCATAATTTATTTATTTATTTATATTTAACATATCATTTAGCTTTTTTAAATTAGGACCCAACCTACGTTCAAATTTATGATGAATAAATTTTTCTGGGTTGTGTGTGAAATGTTTTTTAAGTGGGTCCCAATAATAAATGTTAATATGAAAATTCACTTCATCAAATTGGTCCCAATTAATCTTATTAGCTACCTCTTCACCCCACTTAGCTTGATCTTCTTTAGACACAGCTTTTAAGACACGACCTTCTTTTTTGGCCCTATCACGGAATATCTTTTGAACAAAAAACACTACATCTTCATAAGGTTCAATTATTTCATCTGGGTCTAACAAACCATATTTACCTGAGAGGATATAATATTTATCGTATGTTTGTTCAACATAATCTCTCATTTTACGAAATAATGAACCACCTTCATACATTTCCCTAGCGGGATATGCTTGGTCTTTTTTCTTAGACCCACAATTTATTACTGCTATTTTAGCCATATAGTTCTTTATTATTACAATTGATTTCTGAGCGAAAACTCATTTTTTTATTATACATATCAATTATGTGATATTGCCCTGTAAGGTATTTACCTTCTTTAGAATCTCCAAATTCAAACCCAACTAAAATATGATTTGTAGAACGAGTAATTTTATTATTACTATTATAATAAAATGTTCTTAAAGAAGAATTTAAACTATCAGCACTATATGTTTTATTTTCTACAAATGGGGATAATTCAAATATAGATGTTGGAATTTCACAATCGGGATATCCTGATCCTTTAGGTGAATCAAATTTACAAAATTCTCTAAACTTATTTTCTACTAACCAACCAAATTTACTATGGGTTTTTTGGCTATTATCCTGATTAAATTGAGAGATAAATTGTTTACATAACCCATCTAAAAGTTGATATAATTCATCACTCATAGGAATTACATCATAACCAGTTTCATACTTAATAATATCTCTTAAATATGCTACTTTATTAGGCTTAACAATTGATTTAGCATCTAATAATTGACTTAATTCTTCTTTGGAATAAAATTCTTTAACTTTCATAACTTTTATTTTTATAACTTTTATTTAATGTAACTCGGCTTCATGCCTCATTTACCCCGTAAATATACGAACACCCCTTCGGGAAACCAAATATCCACGCAGTTATTTTTTATTCTTTTCATCAATTCCATTTTTAAAAATTAAACCAAAACAAATTCCACACATAAAAGAGGGGAATAAATAAGTTGTATGCCACGACCAAATATAAAATAAAATCGCTACAAAAAACAAAAA